GGTCGGCCTTCGGCGTATGCCCATCCACCGGCTTCGGCAGCGCCTTGACGGCCCGATCGACCGCGCCCTCGATGACCGGAGCCAATTCCTCGGCCGTCGGCGTATGCCCATCCATCGGCTTCGGCAGCGCCTTGACGGCCCGATCGACCGCGCCCTCGATGACCGGAGCCAATTCCTCGGCCGTCGGCGTATGCCCATCCAGCGGCTTCGGCAGCGCCTTGACCGCCCGATCGACCGCGCCCTCGATGACCGGAGCCAATTCCTCGGCCGTCGGCGTATGCCCATCCAGCGGCTTCGGCAGCGCCGCCAGTGTGGCCTCAAGCGTCGCAACCCGCCTTAGAAGCGGCGCCGTTGCATCGCCGATAATGCCGGCGATAATCTCGCTCAGCGCATTGATTTCGCGACCGTCCACTCGGCAATTCTCCCGATGAGAGAAAGATGCCGCTCAGGCGGCCAGGCGCAGGGCGAGCTTTTGTCTGGTCACCGCGTCGACGAGCATCGCCCAATCGGTGATTTCGCTATCGCTGCGCACCAGGGGAGCGGGCAATGCGACGAGCGGTGCCGGAAGCCGCAGCTGTTCCTGCGCCGAAGGCGACTGTGCCGCCGTGCCATTTGCGTTTGAACCCGCTGGCTTCGCCGAAGCAAACGGATCGGCTGAGGCATCGCGCTTCGCGAGAGCCGCGAGGCTATAGTTCTGCTGCTGCAAATAGGGCGATTCGCCGCCCGCCACAGGCCCCAAATTGACCCGCGCGCGGCCCTCATTGGGAGCAATGATCCCGGCACTGACGCCGTCCTTGAGGACCGTCATCTGCGTCTGGCTGTCCATCCGGAGCAGGTTGTCGATATCGAATTCGACCCGCTTTCCCGAACTCCAACCAATGCCAAGGCCATCATTGAGGCATTCTTCGATCGCCTCGAACAGCACCTGGAGGCATTGGGAATAATATTCGAGGTTGAGCGCTTCGACCGTCGTCCGCGCCGGCGGGTCGCCGATCGCGATCTTGTAGGGCGGAACATGGAAGGTGCCGCAGACGACTTCGGCGGTCCATTGCAGCTGCTCGACGAGCTGCGCATCGACCGCGGTGATCGCCATCCGCTCAAAGGTGAGCCCATTCCCCAGGACCGCAACGCGCCCGACATTCTCGCCGGTGAACTTCTCTTCCCATTGCGTTTTGAGACGGTTGGCCGTCTCGTCGTCGATCTTCCCCGGCGCCGTCAGAATGCCGCCCGGGTTGGAGTTGTTGCCAAAGAACCGCGCGGAATTCTCCTGGATTCGCAGCCCCTGCATCGCGGCGAGGCCATTGGCAAAGATCGGCGACGTGCCGATTAGCGGATGAAAGAGGCAATTGAACCGGTCGTGGATGATCTCGCGCGCCGGCACGGTGACGGATTGGCTGAGCCCGCTCAGATAGTCGCTCTGCAGCTGATAGAAGATGCTGCCGTCTTCCGCCAGGAGCGGTCGCACTCTCACTGGGTCCAGCACATAGAGCGCCGTTACGACACCCCGGTTGTCGCGCTGTTTCAGAATGTAGGCGTTGCCGCGAAGCAATTTCGAGAGGACCCAGCTCTCGAAAAACTGAATGCGGGTCTGGTAGGGGTTAGGCTTGGATAAGACGGGGGTGTAGGCAGGGTTAGATGTCTCACCCCAGATGCCATTATTGTCATTCGCGACCAGTTTCGGCCGGTTTTTCGAGATGTCGGAGGCGATCAGCGTCGCGCAGGAATAGATCGCGTGGAAGGCCGGCGCACGCGCCACGTCGACCGTGACGTTCTGCTGCCATGCGCCGGTAAAACTCTCGCGGATGATCGGCCACCAGCCGCGATCGGAAAGACCAAAAATCGCTTGCGACTTTTCCTCGGCCACCGTTGCAGGCAGCTGAGCTTTTGGCCGGCTGAACGGAATCCGGTTGCCGTTGATGTTGAGGCCGAGGAGGCGCATCAGGGCGCGGCCCTTTCATTAGTGCGCCGGTAATTCCGAGCGACGAAATAATCGCCACCGATCCGGTCCCAGGGCTTCGGCAAACCGGGAAAAAACAAAATGCGCTGCCGCGGCAGCCCACTGCCGTACCAGGTGACCCCATCCGCCGCCCCCCAGGTCGCCTCTCCAGCCCCCAAAACGTGGCTGATCCAGGCCTGGTCGGAGCCAATCAACTTGACCCCCGCGGCGGTCATTTCATCGATGTTGAACCGCTCGTAAACCTGCGGCCGGACGCCGGCAGTCATCAGCAACATCGCTCCATTATAGGCGACCTGCGGCATGCGCTGGCTCGCGTTGATTTTGAAGTCGGCATCGGTCTCAAAGAGGGGATCGAGGGTGTCGCCGATTACGCAATCCAGATCCATCGAGACAAACCGCTCGCCGAAAATCGCCGCGGCATCGGGGCGGAAGAGCGCGAGCCGGCGGAAACATTGTGGCCGCTCCGGTGGCCAGCTTGGGATGGCGAGGCCAAGGAAATCCTGTGGCGGATCGATGATCTTGATCGCCGGGTCGATGCCGTCCGGCAAGTCTGTGACGCAGGCGATGCGATGCGGCAGCGAGAGGTACCGGCGCACCATATCGGCCCAGATATTGACGTGCTGAGCGGTATACGACACACGGCCGCCTGGTTGCGACCAGAGCCAGGAAAGGACCGTCAGCATTGGGCTTTGGCTCAACCCGTTGTCTCTTCGGTGGCGGCCGAGACTCCGGTGATTTCCGGATCGGCCGCGGGTGTTCCGGCGGCTGGCGCTGGATCGGCCTTTTGCGCTTTCTGGGATATTGACGGCTCGACCTCGGCCGCAGGCGCGACAGCGACGGCCACTGCGACCGGTGCCGAACCGGGATCGGAGATGGGTTCCGGCTCAGCCTTTGGTTCCGTAATCGCTTCTTGTGCGGACTCTATCTTTGCCGGAGCTGGCCGCTTGCGGATAGGGGCGCGTTCCATCGGCGCCGGTTGCGCGCGCCGCGCTTGCCTCAATGCTAAGACGCGCACCCGCGCCTCGCGCTCGGTGCCCACCTCGAACGGATCACCGGCCTTGAGGGCACGGTTCAAATAGGTGAACGGCTTGGTCGCGATCAATTGGATCATCGGCGCGCCTCTGGTGAAAGCGGCGGCGGGGCGCGAGCGTCCCCGCCGCTCTTCTAGGTCAAGATGACTTAGGACGCCGGAACCGCTCCGCCCCAGGCGACGCCCGTCAGGTAGGGTGCGGCGACCGGGCGGCGATGCGCCCAGTTCATCGTGCGCTCGGCGCGGAAGCCGACCAGGTTGCCCTGCCACAACGAGACCATCGAGGCGCCCGTCGAGGTATCATCGGCATGTTGCGTCAGATGCGACGAATCGTGCATTTCGAGCGAAGCCTCGGCGCTCATGTCCACCGCGACCTGCCCGTCATCGGCCATATAGATGTCGCTCGCGCTAATCAACGCCACCGTGGTCCCGGCATGGTCCGAGGCGATCACCGGCACGCCGCGGAGCATGCCACCCTGCGCCGTCATCTCGGGGAATTCCTGCTGGCCCAGAGCATTGGTCAGGAAGGCGACGCCGCGGGCATTTGTCGTGCTCATCACCAGCACGGCTTGGCTGGCCGGATTGTTGACGGCCTCAAATTTCTTGAAGAGCGCCCGCAGATCGAGCCGCACGGCATCGGAATCGGTACCCGTCGAAGCGATCGCAGCCTGGGCATTGGTAATCGATGCCGGGGAGACGCCCGCCGATGCCGTCACGGTTGGATCGATGAAGGTCGTATCCAGGGTGGCGACGATCGCTTCGGTCATATCCTGGACCATCGCGGTTTCCGCCGACGGGCTCGAATCGCGGATCAGTTCCATGGTCAGGACGATGATCGCCGCGACCTTGAGCGGGGTCAGTTGCGTGCGCGAGCTGTCGACGAGAGTGATCGGCTTTGGCTTTGCTTCACCGACCCAATATCCGGTCGAGCCGGTGCCCATGCTGACGAGGCCCGAACGGAAGGGCACCCGGCGCAATGCCGGAATGGCGCCAGTGCCGAACTTGCCGATGATCGTCGCAGGACGTAGGAATTCGGCGTAATCGCCAAATCCCAATTCGGCCGGGATAAACCCGTCGCCGCCGGCGGCGCCCGTCATCGCCGGTACCTCGCCGGCCTTGATGTATTCGACGACAAACGGGTCACGGTTGCCGTATTCGCGCTCCGCAATACGCAGCACGTCCGCATGCTCCAGCTTCGCCAGCGCCTTGCAGCGCATGAGGCGCGCAACACGCACACCCGGAGCGGGCTTGTCCTTTGCCTGCGCATAAACGCGCCCGCCGCGATTGGCTGATGCGGCCGCTGCGGAAGAGCCTGCGACGGCACCGGCCGTCCCGGCGACCTGCTTTTCCTTGAAGCGCAGAAGATCGAGATCGGCATCGATCGTCTCCAATTCGCCCTTCAGCGTCTGCAATTCGGTGCGCTCGGTCTCATCGGTTGTGCGGCCGGCCGAGATGCTCTTTTCCATGAGCTCGTCGAAGCGGGCGGCTTTCGGCCCCCGCATCCCCTCGAGCGAGGAGATTTGCTGATTGATGTTCACCGGGTTGCCCTCCTTGGGCGCGGTTCGTGAGATTGAGCCCGCAGCGCCGGGCGAGGACCCCCGAATGATCCGGAGCGGTTTTGGGCCGAGCGCGGCCCGCTCTCCGGCAGCAATCGAGCGAATTGTGGTGATCGTGGCTTCGGCATTTGCCGGGATCGTCACGGCGGAAAGCTCCAGAAGCTCCCATTTGAGATAGCGCCGGCCCCAGGACCCTTCGATCTGGGCCGTCTCGATCGGGTTGAAGCCAATCGAGAGACCACGCACGAGGCCCGATTTAACCATCGACCAGGCGCGGTCCAGATCGTCCTGCAGGCTCGCGGGCGCGTCGACCTGGGCGAATTTGCAGGTAACGTTGATCTGCGTGTCGCTGACCTTGGCGGCGGTGACCTGACCTACCGGGCAATCCGAATCGTGCTGCCACAGGAAGGGGATCGGCAGATTGAAGATCGCGCCACGCGGCTCGACGATATCGTCCATCCGGTCTGTCGTGACCGTCGAGGCGATGCCTTCGATAATCCGTTTGTCTTCGTTGATCGCCTTGATTTCGAGGATGCTATAGGCGCGGGTGACGACCGGCGCACTCTTGCCGCCTTCCTTGCCGTCGATCAGGGCGAGGAGCTTGCCGGCGTCATCCTCGATGTCCGTTGCGCCCTGTGCTGCTGCGCGTTGCCGGATTGCGGTCAGCGCCGAGCGATAAACCTTCCCGCCCTTGCCGACGGGATAGCCAAATCGCGCCTTTGTGGCGGCCGCCTGGCTCATATCGTGCCCGAGGTGCCAACGGTCGTAATTGGCCCAATTGTCGCCATTGGCCCCGAGCATCGCGTCGCCATCGGCCGCGGAGAAGGACCAAGCCGCCGAGGCGTCGTAATCGCCGGCAGCAATCCGGGCGCGCGCAAATGCAGCGCCCGATGAATTGAGCGTCATCGCCATCGGTCAGTTCCCGAATTGCGGAAGGGTCTTAGGCGGCGCCGAGGAAGATCATCTGGTATTCGGGAGCCGCCGCTGGGTTGAGGCTCATCAGCGCGACCGCATTGAACATCGCCATTACCGGATCGATCTTCGCCGTGCCCGAGACCTGCTTGGTGATCAGGATCGCGTTCCCTCGGGGCTCGACCCGGCAGTTGGCGATGCACCAGGCCATCAGCTGCTGGTCGGCGTGGAGGAGATTTCCCGCAGCGAGCTCGCGCTCAGTCGTCTTGATCGCCCCCTGCATCCGGTAGCCTTGGGTGATCGCCACGACCCGGGGATGCACGAAGCCGCGGCTCGCCAATTCGTTCGGCAGCTGGCCGATGCCGATCTGGTCGATGCCGATCGCGTTCTCGGCAGGCAAGAGGCCTGCATCGGCGAGCTGCTCGGCGATGTCGGCAACAGCCATGACGTCATCACCGATCTGTTCGATGAAGACGAGGTCGCCCGTTTTTTCGAGGTCCTGCAGCTCGGTCGCGATGCTCTTCCGGCGCTCCAGAACGATCGGGTGGGCCCATGCACGCGACCATGAGAGCCAGCGCCCGGTATCTTTCTCGCGGCCGATCACCGTCGCACCGAGAAGGTCATCGAGCCCCCCGCCATCGGCGCCGAGCACCGCGACCTCGCAGCGCTTGATCAGCGATTCGAGATCGAGGCCCTTTTCGGCCGTTTGCGCCCAATAGTCGCCGCCAACCCAGTGGTCGGTATGGATGCCGACGCCGATCTCGATGTTGAGATGCTGTGATGCCCAGATCTGCGCTGGCCGCGGCCCCTTTTCCTGCTCGCTGCGCCAATCCGGGACGAGGTCCCGCAGATGGACCGAGCGGCCGAGGTTCGGCATCACCATCGGCCAGTTGTCGGGGTCCTGCCACTGCTCGGGGTCTTTGGCGATCCGCGGCGGGAACTCATAGAGGACCGGCAGCATCGGGCGGATGTCCTGGCCCCTGAACGCGCCGTCCCTGATCTTGCGGGCGTAGATCAGCTCGTCCCGGAAAGCCCCGACCGGCTCTTCGTCCGATTGCGTTGTCGTGATCAGCAATAGGCCCTCGGGCGTCTTGTCGAGCCCACCCCTAATTTGCCGGAGCACCTTCGTCGTATGGACATTGCGGCCGAGTAGATGCAGCTCGTCGACCAGCGCGAAAATCAGGATGCCGCCGGTCAGAATGTTGACGTCGAAGGTCTTCACCTTCATCTCGGCGTTGGTGATCCGGTCGATGATCGTCTTCTCGTGGTCGACCATGCGGAACCGCCGCTCGGCGGCCTTGTCCTGGGTGATCATGCCGATCGCCTGCTCATAGGCCCGATCGGAGATCGACTGGGTCGGCCCGACAAAGATCGCCTGGCAGTTGCGCCGGCGGTTCATCAGCATGACGGCAAGGATGAGCCCCGCCGCATAGGTCGTTTTCGACGAGCCCTTCGGCGCCATGCAGAAGATGTCGCGGATGGAACGGATATTCGAGACGGGATCGAACGATCCGAACGCGACGCGCACGAGGTCGCGCCACCATTCGCCGGTCGCATCGCCAAGGCGCGCCGGCAGGCCATCAGGATCGGCGACGGCATCGGGCAGGCGGAACTCGTCGTAGAAGGCGAGCCCATCGCGCGCCTGCGCCTCGTGCAGCGGGAGGCTCGGAATGATCGATCGACCGGCCCGCATCCGCTGTTCCCAATCGGGGCAGCTGAGGTCCCACATCAGTTGATCGTCCGCTCCGCCATCAACCGGCCCAGGGGCGTGGTCGTATCCGGCTGGCTCGCATCGACGAGGGCCTGCTCCTTCTTCCCCAATTTCAGCACCTTCGCCTCGGGCTCGCGGCGCTGGCCGCCGAACAGCATCAGGTCGTTGTGCTCCATGAGGTCGCGGAACTCCCGCAGCGCCGATACGTTGCCGGCCTCGACCTGGCGCCAGAGGATCATTGCGAGCGAGGCGTCGAGCCGATCGCGCGCTTCGTCGCGATAGCGCAGCTCCGAAGAATACCTACCCCGAAGCGTTGGCGGCGAGATGTGGAGCGCTCGGGCGATCCGCTCGTTGTTCCAGCCAAAGGCCAGCAACATGCTGACCTTGTTGCGGTTTTCCTGGGTAGGGACGTGCGCCGGCCGGCCGCCCTGGGGACGGTACTCGCGCACCGGATCGCCGAAGAGGTCGAAAGTCTGCGACAACGAAAAAAAACTCCCCGACTGAG